AGAGTCAGCACTTGATAGTTCTGATAGTACGGATTGGACAACATCGTCACCGTTAGAAAGAACAACATCATTACCGTTAGATAGTTTTACATCAGCTTGTACAAAGTCTGATCCGTACCCTGAAAAAAACTGAGCACCAATAACATAGTCAACATCAGAAGAACTGTCGGCAATTTCCCAAGGGTAAAAAGCTTGTAAGTTCATGTCTAGTGTAAGAACTTTATTTTTTTTGTTTTTGTTTGACTCTCCGTTGCTAGGATAAAACCATAAGGCTCTCTTATTTATCTCGTCAAATACACCAGTACATTCAGCTTTAGCATTACCGTCAATTAAATCCCAAAAAGTTTGTATAGTAGTAATTGTTAAACTTTGTTCTTGAACATTCCCTGACACTTGGTCTACTGATAGGGTGTGAATACCAACTTTAGACCACCATATAGGGACACCACCAACATCTACAAATGTTTCTGGATTGTTTATTCCTATTGAACTAATGTGAGATATAGAATATTCTGTAGCTCTAAAGACATTGTCCACACCTGCTATTTGCCACACACCATTCTCAGCAAAGACTAGTATAGAGCTTCCTTGTACGTGTAACTTTTGAATGTTTACAGCATCAGGTAAGTTTATAACACCACCATCTGTAGCTAATAAATCTGAAACATGTTCGGCTGTTGGGTCGTTCTGTTGGTAACACCGACCAACCTCAGAAATATTGTCAATAACTTTAGAGAATAAAATTCGACCACCGTTTTTAGCACTATTTAATCCAGCATAAAACACACGACCAGAAAATGCTGCAACTGTTCTAGGTCTACTTGCTTCTACTTCTGTTGCTACATAAGTGGTTCCACCTGTGGCTCTTGCTTTATTAAAAAAGTCTAAAACAAAATGACCGTTAGCTGTTAGTGTTGAACCACCAAAAACTTGATCCCATTCACTAACACCAAAGTCACCTGCTGCATTTTTTCCTGAGTACCAAGGATGAGTTAAAGGTGGGTAATTACCACTATTTGATGAACTCCAACTTGCTCTAGCAGCTTCTCCTTTAGTTCCAACCCACCCAGAGTTAAAAGTATCCCACTTGCGAGAGTCAGGAACAGTTCCAGAACTTACAGCATCATAAGTAGTAAGATCACCTTGCCACTCAAAGTCTCTTGTCTCAAAAGTAATAGCAGAGCTTGTACTTATTGTGTCATTAGAAGGATTGTACTCGATGTAAAAAGGAGATATAGCTCCTGACACAACAACAAGACTACCATTTATTGAACTTGTTTGGACTTTAACTGTGGATGCTCCTGCACTTCCTGAAAACTCAAAAGAAGCAAGATTAACAGTAAAAGATTTTTGTTGTGCAGAGTAAGGTTGAGTAGCAGTATTATAAAAGTAAAGAACAGACCCAGCTTGAACTGTTAAAAAAGTAAGACCAGCTTGACCTGCTACATTTGTCCATAGTGTTGTTGTAAAAACTTGTGTATCTGTTAAACCAAAGCTAGAATTAGCTGCATCTGTTTCGTACTCAACAGCTAGTCTTCGTCTTCGAGACCCATCTCTTTGAAGTAAACAGTTAGACTCGTCAATAGAAGCATCAGGTGGAAAGGTAAGTTCACCTGCTTCTGTAATTAAACCCTTTATAAACGTGTTAACTACTTTTTCATTGATGCTTTGAGGCATTAAGCTCTTTCCGTTCTTCTAAACTTTTTGCAAAGTATGCTCTTTTAACAGCTACTGATTCACTTTTTTGATTAAGGTAGGCAGTTACAGCTTCTTTAGCTTTGTTTATACTAGAGTATTTACCTGATAATTCTTTTGGTACAGAACCTTTTGTAACTCTAAATTCAAAGAAAACAAAACCATCGTTAGCTTTTTCAATTAAAATATCAGTAACAAGTTTGTCGGATTTACAGATACAAGTCTGGTTTACTGTGTCTTCTATAAATTCTACCATTAACTTCTTCCATAAGTAGGACGTTGAGGAGCTTGCTTAGTTTTGTACATATCGTTTTGTACATATGTTTTTAATCTCCTTGCAGCTTGTTCTATTTTAGGGTCAGAACCTGATTTAAATAAAGAGAAACATGTAGACTTAGCCTCAGCTAAAAGGTAAGGTATTAGTGTGTCGTCTAGGTCTGGTTCAAAACTATCTGTCTGACTAAAGGTAGGGTAGATTGTTCCGTAAGCTTGTGTCTTACTAGCTGATAAAATAGTTTCAACAGAACTATCAAAAGAGTTCATCACAATGTGTAAGTCATCAAAGCTTGTGTAGTACGATGGCATTGCTGTATTATCAATAAACAAATCTGTACCACCAGCAACGTCAGCAACAACTGTTACACCTGTAGTTGCGTAGTTCATTGAGTTAATAAAGTCTAGTGGATGTTTGTAAAATATATCAATGTACGAGTAACCAGTTGTGGCTACGTTGTACCTTAAACTGACAATTTCTTTTGTGTTTGTTGGGTACTGAAAGTGAGTTGGTTTAGCTGTAGTAGACAAAGAAGTTAGCTTTAACAACTGGTGATGCTCTGGTATATCTCTTGCCGAAGATATATTATAAAAGGTATCTTCAATTACCGAAGCTATCTGTTGTGCTTCTACTGTATCACTGATTGAGTTTACAGCTTCAGAGTCCATGTCACTAAGAATGGACTGAGTCATTTGTAATAATGTTTGTTTCATTAGGTTCTATCCAGGGTAACAGTTACATATAATTTTTTGTTTCCTGTAGAAGCTCCGTTAGTTTCCACAGTCATAAAACTATTTGCAGAAATTGAATTGTTAGACGAAGGAGATAAAGTGTCTACATCCCCTGCAGCCGATGAACTATTAGCAACAGTAATTGTTCCCATTGATGCAGCCGAAGCATTTTTTACAGTTATGGTTGCATCAGAACCAGAGATAGCTCCTTCTAAAACTGTTACAACTTTTTCAATAGTACCAGCATAAGGAATACCAAAATGAATTGTTGATGCTGTAGAAACATTGTCGATAACACCTGTTAAAGTTAAGGGAACAACTGTTTGTGGGTTTGTCCACACACCACTTCCTGATCCGTTAGCAAGATAAACTGTACTAGCTCCAGCAGCAGCAACCCCTTTGGGTTCATGTAAAAATGATCCAGTAAGAGTACTGTGATTTACGTTAGCCATTGTTTTTCCTTAATAAGTAATACTTAATTATACATCTTATTGACGTTTATGTCAACAATAAAGTAGAGTTGGCCCCCGAAAGAGCCAACCCTGTTGTTTTTAAACTGTTATGTATTGGATAACAAGTTTACCAGCACCTGCTGTAAAGACAGCCGTGCCGTAGTTTAAAGCAATGTAAGCATCTGCTGCACCTACTGTAGCAGCAGCATTAACTAATGCTCCGTTACAGTTGACCGCAGTGTTTGCTGCTAAAGCTGTTTTGGCAATAGCTGCATCGATACCATCGGCATCAATAGCTGAACCAGCTGCAGTTTGCAGACCGATACCTAGTGTTCCAGAACCACCTGAAGTCCAAGCAGTTGTAACAACTAGTTTTGCCATAGTGATATAAGAACCTGCTGGAATGTAAGCTTCATTCGGTGTAGGTGCTACAGCACCCGATGCTACTAATGTTGCATCAGGTATATCTACCACTAGATATTTAACAGAGTTAAGAGCACCACCGTCATTGACGACAGCACCTTCATCTCCATTTGATAAGACATAAAGTCCATCTGAGTTTGTGTAAGACATAAGTTATCCCCCTATACTGTTGGATTCGTAATAATACGAATCATATTTTCAGGACGATACAACTTAACACCATAACGAGCAGTGGTTACAAACTCGTTTCTTTGGTAATCTTTGTTATACTCAAAGTCTACTTCTGGCTCTTGTCTCCATGCACCCACAAATGGGTTTACAGTTTGAGAGGCAGAGAAGAACAAGTTAGTCTTACCGTTGTTAGTGCTAAAGTCAACATTACCGCCACCTTCTCTATCAGGTAAAGCACCATCTGTAGCAGTTGCACAGAAGTTTGAAGTATAAACATCAAACCCATATACACTTGCAACAAATCTCATTCCAGTAGCAATACCATCTCTTACAATACCTTCCCATTTAGGGTTGCTTGACACAGCCACTAGGTCGGTTAGAGTGTTGAGAGCAAACTCAACAGATGGATCAACTATAGCAATCAGATTTTGGTCTGGTACATTAGCCTTTTTAAGAGCATATCTAGCATAAGCAAAGTCAGCAACTTCGATTTTACCAGCATTACCCCCAGACAAACGGTGATGAACACCATCAATGTCCTCTTGAGAGTTAGCAGAAATACCTACTTCTGGTGCTGCCATTGTAGTTGTCTCAAAGTGAGACATGATTGCACGTTCTTGCTCAGGAACAAAACGAGATATTAATTCCGAAGAATAGTATACATCTTGTTCAGCTTTCTTTGTCATGTAAGTAGCTGAGGACAGATACTTGTCAACGGTGAAAGTAAAGTTTCCTGTATCAAGTGGACGGTAAGTAACTGCTGCATCTTCTGCATAGTTCTCTACCTGTGCTTGTCCGATAGATGGGATGTTAAATGTGTTTCCATCTGGGAACCCATCAAGCATACGGACGTACCGTTGTGCCATCATCTCATCTCTTAGTATCTCCTTCAGTTCGGCTGACCATAGATTAGTCCGAATGAGGAGAGCAGAGTTTGTCGTATTCATACCCGACATGTGGTTTCTCCTTTAGTTTCCAAACTGTTCCCCTAATCTTTGTTTATCCTGTAAGATTTGTTGTTGTATTTTTGAGGAATAGTATAGGTTTCGGTTTTCTCGTCTAAGATTTTGGTAGTATTTCCAATTTCTTTCTGACGAGGATTGCATGTTAACACTTTCTGTACGAACCGAACCTTGAACCATTGGCTTAAAGTCTTTCTTTGGTTCACCAATCAGACTAAAAAAAGCATTTGGAGATTCAGATGCGACTTCTTGAAGACGTTGCATACTAATTCCCAGTTCTTTAGACTTCTCTTTGACTCTGTTAAGAGCCTCCGTCCCAAAACTACTTTCTAGTTCCTGATCGACAAGACTTAGATTCTGTTTAATCACAGACTCTCTGTCTCTTTCAGATAGTGTTTTCTCTACAAGGCTCTTCAGGTCTGCCTCACTAACATTGGAGTTGGTGTTCTCCTGTACAGTGCCACCATTATTATTGTTTGGCATTGCAGTATTCGCAGTGGTGGGGTCTGCGGCCTTATTCTGCAATTCTTCTAGGAGTTGTTTAGAATAATCTTGTTTACCCAAGTCTTCTTTCATTTCTGAAAGTTGACGTTCAAGTTGTTCTATATGGCTGTCGGCTTCTATTTTTCCTTTAGCCAGAACTTCAGGGTCTTTCCAATTATCTCCTTTGGCCTCTGCGAGTTTAGTAACATAAGATTCTACTGGTTTAGTTTCTTGTGTAGCTTGTAACTCTGGCTGAGTTGTGTCCGTGGTTGGACTGCTCTCAGTAAATACACTCATAAGTTATTCCTTACTTAAAGTAATTAATTTAAAAATGTCATCGAGGACTTGGTTGTACTCGTTAACACTCACTTGTCGAAGCTCCCAATTTGGAACTTCATAGTCACGAACAGAATCTTTTCTTTTATATTCTTGTTCGAGAATTCTTTTTAAATCATCAAAAGCATTTCTGTATCCTAATACTTCTGCTTTTCTTTTTTCTTTTTCTTCAGTCTTGTAACCTTTTACCCATACGGAAAGCATTTATATTCCTAACTCGTCAGCTAACATTTGTTGTTCAATGTCTTTTGTTTCAGCAGACTGAGCTTCTTGTTGAGTTTCCATTTGTTCTTCTACACCAATGTTTTCTTTAAAGATAGAAGGTTCTCCTAATTCATCAGCTAGAATTCTAGCAAATTCTTTTCCTGAAAGATGGACAGCAACAGTAGGATCAGATAATTTAATTTGGTAGAGTTGAGTAAGGTTTTGTAATCTTCTTGCTCTTTCAGCAAAATGTCTAGCTCCTATGGGAGTGATTCTTCCTCTACCTACAATGTCTTCTTTTGAAACATCCATGAAATAAGTGTTACCATTCTCTTCTACTTTAATAGTTTCTAAAGTATTCATTGTTCTTCGAGAAACTTCTAACATAGCATTAAGAATTGGCTCTAAAAATACTCTTTCAAAATGAGCAGTTTTGTGTTCAAATATTCTTGAAGAAGAGTTCTGTAAACTTTGTACTTCGAAAGCTGTCTTTTCTCCTGGTGTTCTAATACCCATAGCCTGTCGTGGAGCACCAGCCATCTCTTCCATAATGTCAGTAATGTTTCCTATTTGTAAGTCTGCTTGTAAAGCTGTTGTGTCAGGAGCCATGTAACCCACATCACCTTCTTCACCAAGATAAATTCTTGCCCCTGGTTCAAATACAAAGTCTTCAACATCCCCTCTAATTTTTAGAATAGGGTAAGCTATCTGGTCAAACACATCTGCTTTAAGATTTTCTAAGTGGTCAATTCTGTACTGTAGTCCAACAAGATTATCTAGTGGCCCCATTGCATAGAGATTGTCAGGTCTTGGTCTCCATCCTGCATGAAAGATTGGTGCTGTGCCAAACCAACTTGGATTTTCTTCGTTAGCTAAAATATAAGCTCTGTCTACAACAGTAATAATTCTATCTGTAGACAATTTATTTGTTTCTGCATCGTAGTAGTCACCGTAGAATGTAAGAATTTCTACATAGTTAGACTCGTAGTATTGTTGTATTGAGGAAAATCCGTCAGCAATATAGCCATCAGCTTTTTCGTAAGTACCACCACCTCTAACGGCTGCTCTTGCTTCCATCATTTTAGTAAAGACACCACTCATGTATTCTTTTGACGGATCGTTTTCAATCATTGTTTTAATTTCACCTAGTGTTTTTATTGTTTTAATAATCTTAGGTGTCTTGTGAAATTCTGCAGCAGTTGGGTTAAATACAATATCGTAAGGTGAAACACGAACTACTTTTGGGCCAACGTAATTAACATTTATTTCTCCGTCTTTCTTTTCGTTGACATCTCTATCAAAAACTACAGTAGCAAAACAGTTTCCGTATTGAATATAATCATATAGTAAATCAGAAGCTACAGTTGTAAAATGAGACTGAGTAATTTTTGATTTCATAAAGTTTTCAATAATAGTTGTCTTGTCAAACTCAGTAGCTTCAGGATTACTAGCCTCAAACTTCATCCAGTTCTGTTGTGGAAACAAAGATGCAAAGTAGTTAGCATGTAAGTTATCCATGATCTGTGTAAGTTTTGGAGTTGTTGTAGAGTTTGACCAAGGCAACATAGAGTTTGTAGTTGTTCGAGTGTCAGTGGCATAGATGTAGTTACGGAGTTCTTTCCATTCCTCAATCTTTTTCTGTCTTAAAGTATTCCACTCTCTCCACCGATTAGCTATCTCAACAGCCATGTGGTCAGGGTCGAGCATATACTCAAGTTCTATTGTTTCTCCTGCCATTATGCGGCTCCTCTAAATCTGTTATTAGCCCAAACAATATTGTTTTTCATTGTACGATTAATACTTTTTGATGGTTTAATTGCAATATCAATAGCTGCAGCTAAAGCATCTTTTATATCATCGTGTGGTGGATGTCTGGACATTAACTCTTCTTCCAACACTTGTATATTTCCTCCACGATAGTGCCATATTTGTAGGTTATCGTACCTTGGCTCTAGTGTCGCAGCTATACGTTCTTCTTTATTTCCTTGATGTCTGTTAGGTCTGTATTCATCTATACTAATTGACAACCCATGTTGTTTAATTAATTCTTTTAGCTGAACAACAATAGCTTGTTGTGCTACTGTAACCTCTGCTCTCATTTTTCTAAACGACCATTTAGTTGACAACTCTAGTATATGTTTAAAGTACTCAGATATTCTGTCTGTTCTAAATCTGTCTATATCTAAAACATAAATATTATTTTGAGAGTCTACTCCTACAATAACAAGTGCTGTGTAGTCTGCTTTCTTTGACAAACTAAATGCAAAGTCTACGGCTGCAAAGATATTTAATTTACTTTCTTTGTAGAACCAGTAACCACTTTCTTCTCGTAGATGTTTACGTTCAAAGTATTGAAACTTGTTTCTCTCTACTGGTACGTTGTCTGGATCACTAGGATCATTGTAATACTGTGCTTTAAACTGAGACTTGTCTAAGTACTGTCCTCTTTTTTTAGCTAGTATTTGTCGATTAAACCCAAACTGTTTGCCGTCTTTTCGTGACTGTTGAGGCCACAAGAACTCTCCTGTTCCGTCCCCTCTGTCCTCAACAGCTCTTTCTAAAATTTCGTATATCTGTTCTTCAGATACTTTGTTGCCATCATCGTCATACTTGTCTTCAACCATTTTCATTAGGTTACTATAAAGATCAGAAGGATGATACCTTGTTCCTACAATCCATTCTCTCGCATTAGTTCCTTCAATCGAGGATAAGAGGGAGTACTGACTCTTAACTTTTTCTCTACCTTCCCCTGTGTAGGCGTTTTCATATACGACAACATCGTCCAAAACAGCAATGTCACAGTGCATACCAGTAAGTGAGGTAGTGAGACCACCTGTAAATATAGACGGATCACGAACATTTTCCTTTTTTCTAAGTGGGTGGTCTAACATAATTTCTGATGTTGTCCACCTTACACGTTTACCTTCTTCCTTTTGTACATGGTCAGGCCAGTATCTACGGAAGGTGTTTGATGTTAGTATTCCTTTAATAAATCCTAACTGTTTTTCTGCAAGGTTAGCTGTCGCAGATATATAAAGTATTCTAAGTGTCGGGTCTTTAGTTAACTCCCATGCTACACGATAAGCAATCATTCGAGACTTACCATGATCTCTTGGGAAGAGTAGTAGTTGGTGGGTCTTACTGTTTTCTTTAGTCCACCACTGACACATATCTTCGTGACATTGTCCTAGTAATTGTTCAGGTGCAATAAGTTTAATAAAAGTAATTAGATCACTTTCTGCTGCATCCCTTATGTCATCTTGGGTTACTACCATGCTCTACAAGACCAATACCTAGCTTTTGTTTTAGGGCCAGGAGTATCACAGTTATGCCTAGCCCTAAAGTTTTTCTTTCTTCCAGGAATATTCTTTTTAATTGTCATGTTAGGATCACCGAAGGTAACTCGTTTTGTTTTACTACCGTCTTTAACGTAGACAACAGATTTCTTTTTACCGTAGCTTGTTTCTCCTTTAGAGATACGTCTAGGTTTATTTAACTTTACACTTTTACCTTGGTAAGCAGCCATTACTCTGGAGCTTTTTCTTTTAACACAATACCTAAAATTCCTGAAGCAATACCAATAAAGATTAGCTCACCTACTCCACTGATTACACCTAATCCAACTATGCCAACACCAACGGCTGCATAACTTGAAGGTTCGGTTGATCTTGCTTTAATCCAATTTATCATAATACTATTCCTTATTTAATTATCCAATAGTGGATTTGTTAAAGCTTGCTTAATTTTCATATCTAAGTTTTCTTCTAGTGTTACAATTTTTAAGTCAAGCCTGTCTACTTTTGAATCCATTCGTATTTCAAAAGAACTTATTACACCTCTAACGTCTTCGATGTTTTGTCTATTTCGTGATTCTTGCTTTGCCATATCAGACTCAGCTTGGTCTAGGTCTTCTTTAACTTGAGTGCTCTGAGTGTCCATAGCTTTTTCTACACTACTTATATCAAGTTTAATTCTTCGTTCTTGCTTTTCAATATTTTCTTCAAACGAATCTAAAGTTTCTTTTAATCTGTTTTCTTGTTCATTTATACTGACTTCTATTCCAGATATGTCTTCTCGTAGTTCTATCTTTGCATCGTGGACACTTGCCGATACGTTAGCTACTGAAGACTTTATTGAGTTAACCTGTTCTCTAATCATTTCGTTAACAAGTAAGTCTGCTTCTTTGAGATTACTAAACTGTTCTTCTATAATGTTTAGTTGGTTCTCTACCATTGTTATATGTTTATCAATGTGGCTAAGGTCAGGGCTTACAAAATTAGCTATTTTTTTTTCCATTGCCAAGTATCTATTGTAGGCTTCGAATCCCCCATACAAACCCCCAATAATTGTACCGACAAGGGGTATAATAAGAAGTAGCTTAGAGCCACCTATCTTCAGTCCCTTGTATTCGACCTCTGCCATCTCTAACCTTTTTTCTTTTTAGGAAAGCCAGCTTTCATATTAGCATATGCTTCTGGGGAAATAGTACTGTTTTTTTTAGAACGAGAAGTCTTGTTCTTTTTTCTTTCATTCATGTTTGCATATAAGCCTTTTCGTTTTGCCATGTCGTTACCTTTTATACTGCATGTTTACAAGATTATCCATTGCTGCGTTTGACCCACCAAATAAAACAAACGAAGCTAATCCATTATCTTTTATCTGTGTGTCTGGTATTCGTGTTGCTGAAAAGAAACCAGGAGTATCTGGTATTGCTAACTGGTTACTAAAAAAATCTTTTGTATTTCCTAAGACTTGCATAACAAGTAAAGTCTTTAGTTGGTTTGTCTCATCGTACCTACCTTTATCACCCATCTTATTTATTATTTTACCTGCAGCTTTTTCTTTTTGTTCTGCTTTTGTTTGCTTGGGTTCAGGTTTTTTTTCAGCTACTTTTGTTTCTTTCTTAGGTTCTTCTTTTGTTTCTACTACATCCTCTGCTGCTTTTTCAGGTTCAGGTTCTGGTTGTGGTGTAGGTTCTATTTCTGGTTCTGGAGCTTCCATTGGTTTTGGAGGTGAAACTTCAGTTTCTATATCCATCTCCATATCCATTTCAACATCTATATTTAACTCAAGCTCTGTCATTACTGGTTCAACATTCATTTCAGGAACTTTAAAGTCTATTTCAAAATCAGGAAGTTCCATTTCAAGTTCAACAGTTTCATAAGAAACATCAGTATCTTGTATTGGTTCAAAGTCAATCATACCGTCAGGTTGTTCAACAATGTCGTTGTGTTCAAATATATCTTCAACAATGTCCAGTTCTTCTTGAGTGGCATCTCCGTTTAAATAAACATAAGATTCTATAGTTGTTATTGTTTGTTGGACTATTCTTGATATTACATTATAAAGTACGTTTACAGAAACATCATCAAATACAGGCCCAATGTCTAGGTTTATATCTCTTCCACCTATCTCCAATAAAATAGAAGTAAGCCCACCATGAAAATTAAAACTACCAGTATACTGTGAGTATCCACTATTCACCCCCGAAGCTGATAGAAAGTCTGTTCCCGAAAATTGGGTAGCACTTCCATCTTTGCCAGTTATGTGTATATAAATGCTATCACTTGCATCTTGTTTATCTACCTTAATAGTATAAGTTGTTTTACCACCATTGTCAATGTTTAAATTTTCTATGTCTATAGTCTGTTTAAATGTTGTTCCCATATTAGGGACACCCATTGTGCTTGTTGTGGAGCCACTACCTCTTATCTCTGCACATTTATCTGTACCTAAATCTCCACACCTTGATCCAGTTGGCATAGAAGCTGGCCCCTGCCCACCCCAGTCAATGTCCATATCACCTTCTTTAGATGAAGACACGAACCCATTACCACCGTCTAATAAATCACCTGAATCTTCGTTAGTTACTGTAGTAGTTGTTGTATCGGTTACAGTAGTTTCAATAGTGGTCACACCTTGACCATCGTTATTTGTTTCAACTGTTGTGGTTTCTGTTGTGTCAATAACAACTTGAGGGGTACATAAACCTACAACATCTGTAGCACAATTTAATTCTGCACTAGAGTAAGAGGATAAAAGCAAGTATAGACAAAGGGGTAGACCAACGATTTTTACTTTCGTATTCATTAGCTCTTAACTTTTCCTCTCGTTTAATTTGTAGTGCTTCTTGTTTTGCTGACTGTAGTTTTTCTTTTGCATCTTTTTTAGCCTTGATACCTGCTAATTTTTTTTCTTTTTCTAAAGTTATTTTTTTTACTTCGTAGATAACTTTAACGTCTGAACCTTCAGGTATAAGTTCAATATTCTTTTCCCAAGTTTCTTTTGCATTTTTGCCAATCTGTCCCATAAAAGGACAAGGTGTACCTGCCATCCACATTGCATCAAAAACTCTGTAGTCCATACATAATGTAGATACTGCAGCAACTTTCATTCCCATACCGTACAAAGACCTGGCTAGTTTTATTCTTTCACAGTTCTGGTCTGTAATTGTAACTCCTGTAGCAAACCCTAGTACTTGAGTTTGTACTGAAGCTGCGGCTGCAGACTTACATACGTCACTATTGTTTACTACAACAGATGGAGCACTGGCTGTTGGTGGAGCTTTATCTGTAACTACTGTACTGCTAACAGTATTACTATCGGCAGCTAGGACAGGACTACAAGCAAAGAGTGTTAGAGATACCAAACAATAACGTAAGACATGTTTCATTTTATTCCTATAATATTAAGCAGACCCATTAAACCCATTTGATCTGCTACAACAAAAACTGCAGCACCTACTGCAAACCATTTAATTTGAATTAAAGTTTTATGTATGGAGTATAGAGAAGACTTTAATTCTTTTGATACACTTCTTAATTCTTTAATAGACTCTTGGTGTCGATCAAGTGTCCATTCAACTTTGTTGATACGAGCTTCTATGGGTTGGTCGTTCATTCGTATGCAACTCCTATTGTATTATTTTCTGCCACCCATTCAAGGATAGCTTGGTAGTGTCTGTTGGCTGGGTCTATTGGGACAAACATAGTCTTCCCATCTGCAACTAATTTTATACCTTTTTGGCCGTCATTACTTGTATATCTTGCCGAGTTAATAATCATAATCACTCCTATAATTCTGCATCAAAAGTTAGAGTTGCTGCACCATCAGAATGTAAAGCTACAGCTTGTCCTGAAGTTAAGTTTGCGGCTACGTTGGCTCTAAAAGACAAAAACTGGTTATCTTGACTTATATCATCTATAGAAGTTATTGCTTGTTCTGAACCCCCAGCATAAAGTATATTAAAATTTGTTTCAGTGATGGATGGGGAGGTTCTCATAGGTATATGAAAACCAAATCTTGCAACAGTGGAGGTTTGAACATAACCTACTAGATGGGCTGTTCTATTATCTGCTCTTACAATGTCAGTGTAATAACGACTACACAAAGCTAACTCTTGCCCATATGAACGATGCTCAAAGGGTGTGGCTACTGGGCCGACTTCCATCTGGACTCCAGTTATGAAAAACTCGTTGTTAGTGCTACTGTAAAAACTACCTATACCTGCAGCCCTGTTTGCGTTAGTATTTGATACCCAAGAAGTTTGAAGTGTACCACTAGAATACTGTGATCCTGAGTGTAACCAAAAGGCAAGATCCATACTATTAGCATTATCATCACCAAAAGCACCAGTTGTATCTGCTGGAAATGTTATTTCGTGCCGAACCCAATCAGTTGTTGTAGCATATAATTTAGAAACTCCCCTAAAATTGTCTCTATCAAATAACTCTAAAATAAAGTTAAATGCTCCACTAGCTTTAACATAGAAGCTTACTGTTATCTGCTCTGCGGCTGACGTACCTTTTTTTATTCTCTGTAGATTCTGTCCTTCAAATAACTGTCTAAGAATAAGATATTCTCCTGCGTCAACAGAGGTATCTGCGGTGGTACAATCTAGTTTAATACAATTAGCAAACCCACTAGGGCCATCTGCTGTTTGTGTCATCGTAAGTCTACCAGCAGAAGATCCTTGCAGATTCCACCTATCACAAGTTGGATAACTGGTAGCACCACCTAATGCTGTTGCTGACGTAGCCCTTTGAGACACTTGCATAGCACCATTAATTACAATATTTCTATTGCTTAAAGCCGTTTCGGAGGCACTGGCTAAACTGGCTAATTCTGCGGCTTTACTCATTATTCTGCCTCCAATGCTGCAACTTTTGTTTCTAATACTTCAATTTTAGCAATAGCTTCTTGTAATGCCGCAGTAAGAAGAGGTGTTAATTTGGAATAATCTAATGCTTGAGGTTTGATAACACCTTTTTTATCATTACCTATGTCTGTGTCTTCTGCAAATACTGCATCTTTTTCACCTGAAACTGCTTCTGGAATAACTGGTGAAACTTCATGTGCTATAAATCCATCTTGAAGTTTATCAGTATCATCAGATATCCAATTAAACCTAGATGGTTTAAGTTTTTTTACTCTTGTTATACCATCAGAAATTAAAGCAATATTTTCTTTTAACCTATAGTCAGAAGAAGTATTAAAGGCAGTGTTACTCCCTCCGTTCTGAGTAATACTACCTATTTTTGTACCTTCACAACGGAAAGCCATAAATTCTGTACCACCACCTGTATTTTGGTTAACTTCTAAAACAGTACGATTAGAATCTTGACGATCAAGAAAAACTCTACCAGCATTTCCCGACGCATTTTCAGAGTTAAAAAAGATATCTCCATCTCCTTTTAAAACTAACATGTTAGCACTTAAAGCATAACTATATATTTTAAAATCATGTGTTGTACCTTTGTTAACTTCCCACTTAGAAGCACCATTGTCTTTCCAAGTTATCCAAGCATTTTGACCAGAAGAAGGAGTATCAAGATTTATGTGTGCTCCGTTAGCTGTAATAGTTTGCACACCTGTTACAGCTACGTTACCACTAAACGTACCAGTAGTGCCACTAACTGCTCCACTAAACGTCCCAGTAGTAGCACCTATGCCTCCGTTGAAAGTTCCACCTGTACTGGCTGGCACTGTGTCACTTACAGAGAATACATCGAAGGATACAATCTCTATTACATCATCTGCACTTGCTGCGTTAACCAGGGTGACTGTTGTAGCCGTAGCTGTCCAGTCAGTAGTTAGCTTTAGCTTCACACCATTCTGGTATACATCTGTGTACAGTTGGTCACTAATGGCTAGTGTTTTGCTGTCTGCATCAGCACCAGTAAAAGCTGTCTGACCTTGGGTAGCAGCATAGACGAAACGATTTCGTACACCGTTCTGTGGGGATGTTCCTATGTATGCCATGTTTTATCCTTTAGGGTACTTGTCTTTGGTTGCTTTAATCGTAGCTTTCCATGTATCAATACCGTTGTGGTAGATGTTGTCTAACTGGTCTGCTATGGATGGGTACTCGTTAGCTCTCTTGTACTTGTAAAGATTAGGATCTACCCAAGCATTAACTGTAGATTGATTTATTGTGACTGACTTTCCACTTGCATCATAAGCATTGTAGTCTCCGTTGACAGACCTAACATTTGAGTAAAGTGCAAATATTGCTTTGTGTGTGTCTACCATTATCCTGCAATCTCCATAAGTGTAAATGTTGAAGCACCATTATTTATATAATTTCCGTCATCATAATTTGCTGGTCTATTTATATATGTGTAGTTACTATTATCAGCATCTTGTGTGCTTCCAACTTTTACTTTGTAAGTAACTGCATTTGTAGTACTTGGACTATCTAAAAAAGAAGAGCTACCATTTTTTAATACATACGAATCATTGGTTGCGTCATGGTTTCCCTCTGAAGAAATACTGACTCTTGTTCTGCTACCAGACGCATCTCCTAAATTAATTTGAGTACTATCTCGATACATTTTTACTCCACCATATCTAACATTACCTGTTATATTAATATTTAGAAGTATAAAAATTTTACTAGAAGTAGCTGAAGGAGTTATTGCTACAGAAAATACATCAGTAAAATTAGTACTCTGGATTGTTTGGGTATCAGTTTTTGTTGCACTTACAACTTGCAAAACTTTACCAATAGTAAAATTAATGCCACCTGAGTTTACTTTAGTTAATGCCATCTAAACCACCTCTACCCATTTTGTTGAACTCTCGTCCCAGTTATATACTTTGCCGTCATCTGGATATGCTACAGGTGCTTGCCACTGACAGGTATCCTCAACTAATGTCCAGCTTGCATAAGGTTTAGGTGGGATGAAAGCATCTCTTGTCTTGTCGTAAGAATACCCAACTCCTGCATAGTTCTTTCTAAAGTTTCCATTGTAAGATGTTTGAACCCATAAGAATGAATCCCCTACTGCACCTGAGTTAATGAAGTCTTGTTCGGCTACTATAACTTCGGTGACTATATTGTTATTTAATTTTGCAAAATGGCTCATGATGTTAAGTACCTTATTATTACGATTCCTGAACCTCCTGAACCGCCAGTCCCTGATCCCGTACCTGATGAACCGCCACCAGAACCTGTATTCACTAGCCCACTAACGCCTGTTGCGTTGGTGTGACCAACACTTGGAGCACCACCACCTGCTGCCGTTGTTGCGGCTGTTACTGAATTTTGAGAACCTCCTGCACCACCGCCAGCAATATAGAGAGTTCCAGAAGAAGATGATGTGGTTGCTACGTTTGAAGAATTTGTTCCTGCAAGGGCCGCCAGTAAAAAAGCAGTTGTTTCGGTAGCAGAAGAATTAACAAACGTACTAACGCCTATACCACCACTCCCGAGAGCTCCAGATGTCCCTGCTGTACCTGCCGCACCTGCGCCACCGCCACCGCCGCCTTCAAACGAGGAGTTTGTAGATGCAGATGCTCTATTAGCAAAAGCAGTACCACCAGAGGCTCCTTGAGTTGATGAACCGCCAACACGGTTTCGTGAACCGCCACCGCCAGAACCCCCATTAGCACCATTCGTCTCAGCTCCGCCAGCACCGCCACCACCCAAAGCAGTCGCAGTTTTAAAAATTGAATTAGCCCCATTAGCCCCTGGATTAATTCCACCTGCTGCTGAAGGTGCTCCACCAGCCCCAATGGTTACGGTATGGTTTCCTGTCGCCACGTTTGCGGATGTTGTCCACACGACACCCCCAGCTCCGCCACCGCCGCCGTTGTCATGACCCCCACCGCCACCGCCTGCAATAACAAGAAAATCGATAATTCCCGATGTCTCACTTACACTAAATGTTCCTGACGAAGTAAAAGTGTGGTAAGTATAAAGACCTGATGTTGTCTTAGTCCCACCTGTAGCAGTCATAACAATTCCCGTTGTTGCTTTCTGCCAAGCTGTTCCATTATAGGCAGCTAAAGCTTTAGATGATATTCCACTGACTATATTAGAAGAAGTATTAAACCACATGTCACCTTGTGTTGGACTTGAGGGAGCTGTTGCTTGGCTAATATAAAAATCAGTTTTTACTTTAGTAACACTCCCATCAGGTGGTACGACAGTAGAGCCAACAGGGCTAATAGTATTTACAAATATGTTACCTGTTCCAGATGAGGGTGCGGCAGTGAATGTAAGTGTTGTACCTGAGACTGAGTAAGCATTGCTGTCTTGGGTTACACCGTCAACTGACACCAAGATAGATTGGTCGTTGGCTATAACAGAAGCTAACGTAAAAGTTGTGTCACTTCCGTCACCATTAAATCTTTGTACTGCTGGGAGTGACTGGAAGTTAGCAGCAGGACTATTTCCTTGGTAGGCCATGTTAACTCCTAAGTAATATCAAGGTGAGACAGGTGGACATCAGCACTTGATGCTACGTCACTTTGAACTTTAATTATATCTCCTGGCTCCATTACAACTTTCTGATCCCCTCCAACAACAACAAGAGTACCACCTACAGGAATGGGAGCTAGTTTAATTAGGAACACATTATCTACTGCTCCTGATGATCTCCCTGCACCTGCAAACTGCACACTTACTTTAATCTGTGCTGTGTGTATATTAGCAATGGACAAACCAATTATTGTTGTCTCTGTACTAGAGGGACAGGAAAAGATAGTGGTTAACCCAGTACCAACTCCTGTATCTGTTTCTGATAAAAAGGCATTTGCCATTCTCTTCTCCTATTATCCTAAAGCAATTGCCATTGCTATGCCACCGTCACCAGAGGCAGGTAAGTTTGTTAATTGTGAACCGTTCACCGCAGGAAGACGAGAGCTTCCATCAAGTTGAACAATGTTGTTTGCACTCGTACCTACGTTTAAAACTGCAGCAGTACCTAAACCTAGTGTTGTTCTTTGTGCTGTATTGTTAGCATCATCAAGTAATGCTTTTCCTGCAGCCGTTAAATCATATGTTCCTGCACTGCCAGACCCTGTAAACTGAATACCTTTGTCTGCTGCAGATGTTAGTCCAGCTATTGCTGCTAGGTCTGCATCGTAGGCTTGTACATTAGATCCAATAGCTACACCAAGATTTCCCCTTGCTGTACCTGCATTAGCTAAGTCTGATAGATTGTTAGCAACAAGTAAAGCTCCAGCAAGTGAAGCATAGGCAGCTAACCAGGCACTTCCCGAATACACAAACATTGCATTGCTTGAGGTATTAAAATAAAGCATACCTGCAGCAAGGGGATCACCATCATTGTCCACTGTTGGAGCTGAAGACTTCTCACCTAAGAACTTATCATCAAAGTTATCAAAGGCAGCTAGTGCTGCATCTTTGGCTGCCTCTGCAGCAGATTGAGCCGTAGCTGCGGCTGAAGCTGATGTTGAAGCTTCCCCTGCTTTTGTTGTAGCTGTTCCAGCTTGGGTCGTAGCTGTACTCGCACTGGAGCTTGCACCTGTAGCTGAACTTGCCGCCTCACTAGCTTTTGTACTAGCTGTACTTGCAGAAGCTGCTGCATTGTTAGCTTGGGTAGTTGCCAGGGCTACTTGTGCTTGACCATTGCTTGTGGCTAGTGAAGCTTGAGTTGATGCTGTACTAGCAGAAGCTGCAGCAGCCGTAGCACTGTTTCCTGAAGCAGTTGCCTCATTCCCACTGGTTGTTGCAGAACCTGCCGAAGCTGTTGCACTGTTAGCAGAAGCTGTAGCTGAAGCTGCTGCAGCATTAGCAGAGTTAGTAGTATTAGTAATCTGTGTTGTAAGGTTTGTTCCTGCTACAACAACATTAGAAAAGTTACCAACAGCTCCATTAAGAATATCATTATTGTTTAGATCAAAGTCAGCACTCATTGTATTAGGAGTACTGCCATCTCTGGATAGAGTATTAGTTAATGCTGTATTTAGTTCAGCAAAGTTTCCATTCAACTGTGTAGTTGAAGCATATCCTGAACTAATAGTAGTAATGGAAGCTTGTTTAGCCATACTAGTTTATCCTCTTTAGACCTAATCGTTCAGCTTCTTCATCTAAAAGACTAAGAGCATGTCGATCCATATCTTGTTCTTCTTTGTCAATTAATTTTTGTTTAGCTTTAGATGCAGGTTCTTTTTCAATCCAACCTCTTTCTAAAAGAAGTTTAGCCGCAGTAAATGAACTACGGCCTTGACTTTTCATTTCTTCGGCTATTGCTTTGATTGCTTCGGATTTAACTTTAACTTCAGCTTCCCTCTTCCATCTAGCCACATGTGGTCTGAGTTGAGGTGCTTCTCGAATTACTTCCCACACATACCAACTTCCAAACACTGTCATAGCAAATGTATACTCAGTTGGATCTTGAGGTACTAAACTTCTGTAAAGATTTGAGATAGATGTATAGGTTCGACCATTGTGCTCTAGGTCTTTGTCTTTAAGTGTAAAGATAACGAAGTCTGGTTTGTCATAGGATAGTTCGTAAAAGAGAGACTTTGTTCGAACAACACCCTTTATAGTTTTAGTAAAGTCTGTTCCAAACAACATATAACATCCTAACAATAAACTTATAAAACATTATACCATATATTGTGTTGTTCCGTCAATACTTAATTACAACAAATAAATTTTAGGCACGTCCTTGAATTACAACAAGAGGTATCTATATATACACTATAGTGTACTATAGTATTTCTTTTTAGTGAGTTATTACGGTGTAGAACTATAGTTTAACTATAGTGTACTATAATCCTTCCGCACAAACATACCTACTAATAAATCTAAAGTATAGCTGAGAGGCTCTGTTAGCTCCGTCAGTAGCCGCAAATGTGTTTAGCTAGGGTGTTGCCCCCTAAAGTGTGACAAGGGCTTTACATGGCTCTAAAAACTATTAGAAAATATTTAGGTGCAATTCACTGAATAAGGATGACCCCCCAACCCCCCATGTTACTTTTTTGTCACACTGTGCCCAGAATGTGTTGCTGCCAGGACACACTGTGCCTGGAATGTCACACTGGTGTTACGTTTGTGATCACATTTAAAAGATAGTGCGTGTTCCAAATAGCTTTAGTTCTCACACTATCCAACCAACGTGTTGATAACATTACAAAAGAGAACAAAAGGAGAACAGTCCAGGTTTTATATATTATAGTATCTTTTATACCCACATTAAATTTATTTTTGTTTAGGGGTTGTAATTTGAAATAGTGCCATTATCTTAATAGACACAAGAAAAACAAACAAAAGGATAAACAAATGAGAAATGTATACACACTGGAAAGAAGTGAAGACTTCACAATGATTTTTTCAACTTTCAAAAAAGCTGAGAAAGTTGCACTAGAATATGTTGGTGAAATTGCTGAACATAAAAAGATAGGAAGTTCATTAAATTTTTATTACGGTAAAGATTATAATATTTCTGCAATAATACACCAAGAACGATTAAGGTAAGTTAGTAGTTTATAGCCCATTATTTATAGTGGGTTATTTAATATTAACCAACCAACAGAAGGGATAAAACAAATGAAAGCTTATAATATGACATCATCAAACGGTAGAAAAGCTCCTAATCAAATTATTATGTACGGTGACAGTAAAATGTATTTTCAATCTTATAATGTAATAGTAGCAATGTCTGATAGTTCAAAAGATTTCTGTCAAACTTATTTGGATGAAAAGTATTGGAACTATTCCAAAACAACTTCCACATATCTTAATCAGTATTTAGGTATGACTAGTCAGCATGTAAAAAATGCAATCAAAAGAGGAGAACTAATCTTAACTAATCTTAACTAAGGTTAATAGTTTATAGGGTATTTTTCGGAGTACCTTATTTAATATTAACCAACGTCACTACGAAGTAGGGACTTACAAAGAAGGGAACTAAACAATGGATATTAAAGAGGATAGATTGATTGAACTGTATTTAGATTGGTTTAATAACTTTTTAACAGTGTCGGTATTTGCTGAGTATTATGGCTTCACACCAACACAAGCAAGCAACATAATTGATAAGGGAAGGGAACTAAACAATGCTTAATCAAATGACCCACGTTATAAACGACAAGAACATAATGTTTAATGTCGTACTTAGTGAAAGAGAAAATGAAGACGACAACACCACAAAAATGTTAGTCAGTTTTTATGATACAAGATACGACCACACTCAATACGGTCAATTTATAGGTCGTTACTATGCGTCAACTCTATTGGGTTTGGATGGATATGGGAGTGGAATAAAAGACAAAGGTTTAAACTTACATGGCGGAATAGCTGACTGGTTTATAAATGCTGATAATGCAAATCATGTAGTAGATTTTATAGAAGGGAAAGTATGATGAAAAGTATAGTAAATGAGACAGTAGATTTTAATAAGAATGTTTATGTCACTCGTTATATAAAAAATGACGTTACAAAGTATTTACCTAACTGTGATGTATCCAATTTCTTTTGTGACTTAATGGGTAGAACTCACATAGCTCAAGATAGGTTTCATTATATTAGAGACTTAGGTTTTAAGATTATGATTAAAGAAGAAGAGGTAACAGAATAATGGCAAGATATCATTTCCAAAAGATACCCAATACAACAGAGGGTAAAGAGCTGGTCAGATTAATGAGGAAGTATCTTAATAGAGATGTCTACAAGCTGACGTGTAAGGGTCAGAACTTAGATAGTGAGAACCATAATTGGAGAGACTATGAGTTTGGTTCTCCAATATATGCCTCTAAAAATCTGAGGGTTTACATTGATGAACGATGGTCTCATACTGATAGACCTACAAACAGAGGAGTATAGTTGATGAAAGTATTAAGTTTATTTGACGGTATGAGTTGCGGTCAGATTGCATTGCAACGATTGGGTATAGATGTAGAGAAGTATGTTGCATCTGAGATTGATAAGTATGCTATCTCTGTTGCAAAGAAGAACTTCCCTAACATGATACATATAGGTGACGTGAGGGATGTAAAGGTTACTGAACATTTTGATTTGATTATGTTCGGCTCACCTTGTCAGGGCTTT